TTACTGTAAATTCTTTCATTTTTTATTTGAATGTAAAATTAGTTTATCGTGCATTGAATGATATGTCAAGACTTTTACTTAGAAATATGATTTACAATTGTTATAACACCGTGAGTATAAAATCCCAACAAAAAAGTTCCAATACAAGAACTAATAATAGATGCTGTCTTATTGTGTTTATCGATAGCATCATTTATCATATTTTGAACTTCTTCTTTATTCATTTATCGTCACCAAGAAATTTAGCAAAAGGATCTTTTTTAGTTTTTACAATTTCACATGCTCTAGTATAAAACATATTTTTTGTATTTCCTGACTTCTCAAATGTTTCTTTGATTTTCACCCAATTATCATAAGTGTGTTGATCCATTTGTTTTGTATCAATAGGATACTAATACTTATAAATTTTAGTATTTTTAATTGTGTGAAAATCAAAACTTATTCAAATAATCTTCCAATCGATGTAATAGTTTTTCCATTTTTGGCATATCTGGAATTTCTATATTAGATGCATAAAGATATTCATCCAATGCAACTGTAAGCAATTCAATATCACCTTTAGACAGGTTTGGGGATTCCCAACTCATTTAATTTCAAACTCCATTTTTCTAACTTTGCGGTTTCTTCTTGCTTCTTGATATGCAAGATCTTCTCTGGAAAAAAGAGAAGATGAATTGTTTTTTTGATTTGAGTTTGATATCAATTCAACCAAACTTAAATCCAATGCAGTAATCTTATCATCTTTTACTGTTGTTAGATTATCACATCCACAACATTTAATTTGTATTGGATGTGAGTGCAATTCTTTGTTGCACATTTTGCATCTGACCTTTAACATTTTGATTCATCCTTCTTAGTTTGTCAAGTTTTTACATTATAACATTAATTTTTTATTCTAGAAAAGATCTTAACATCCAATGGAATTTTCCGTGTGATTCCATTAAACTCTGGACTAAATTAGAAGTTGCATATTGCTTTTGTCTATCTGCTTCCTCTGAAATTTCTGCAAATACTTCTATAATTTTCTTATTATCATCACGCAACTGTCTTACCATTTCATTTGCGTCAATTGATTGAGCACTATTTGATGCCTGTTCAATGGATGAAACTTCTACAACTCTTGAAAGAGTACTAACTGGTTTCATACCTAAGTATCTCATATGTTCGGTAAGAGTATCAATTTCTTCAAACATTGCTTCATATTGCTCACCAAAGAGTATATGAAGTTGTTGAAAATCAGGACCTACCACATCCCAATGGTAGATCCAAGTTTTTTGAAATAGAACAAAAAGTGATGCTTGAGCATCACTTAACTGTTTAAACAACTTTTCCATTAAACTAATACTTTTTAGGTATTTATAATAAGGGTCGGAAACCGACCCTTTAGTTATCAGAACCTAAACTGGGTCTGAATTACACCACCATAGTTAGAGGATGCATTCTTGAATCCCTGATTATTGGAAACATAGAAGATTGCAGGAGTGATGCTGATATTATCACTCACGCGGTAACGATAGAAGGTTTCCCACATCAGAGCATCCTTAGTGAGGGAAGCAGCATTACCAGGGGCACCGATAGCAAAACCAGCGGCATTACCCTTAGCAAATACATCTGCCCACTGGACACCAGCAAACCAAGTCTCAGACTTAGTAGCAGCACGGGGAGTAGCAGGACCCTCTACAGTGTTCCAACCATACGCACCACTCAGAGAAGGAATAATACCAGACTTCTTAGGTTGCCAATAAGCATTCACTGCGTAACCGTTAGAGGTTTGATTGGCAGCAAGAGTACCACCATTACCAGCAACACCGTTGAAGGTACGAACACGAGTGCCTTCAGTACCATAACGATAACCGAATGCAATACCATACTGAGGAGCACGATAACCGATCTGTGCCAGAGTGTTCAGAGCACCAGATTCATCAAATTCACCTTTGCTAGAATCAGAACCGTTTTGGGCAACATAGTTGATACCAGCAACGAAACCACCCTTACCTTTCTTGGTAGGTTGTGCCCACTGGGCACCGAAACCAGAACCAGTTGCTTTGTTGTAGACACCAGGGGCACCAGCAACAGAGAAGAAGTCAAGAATGTCTGATTTATAAGCAGTAGGAACCCACGACATCTCAGTGTTACGAACAAGAGCACCAGCAGTCAAAGTCAGACCTTTGGTAAGAGCAGGGAACTGATAGTACAGACGGTCAAGTTGCACTTGGTTTGCATAAGATTCTGCCTTATCCAGTTTGAACAGAGAAGAGGAAGAACCAAAGGGTTGACTGGAGAAATTACCAGAACGCAGACGAGTCTTCAGCAAATCCTTACCAGTAAAGGAAGTATCAAAGTTCAGACGAACATCATAGTTGAAAGCAGTGTTGCCAACATTGGTTCCATTAGCAAGACGAGCACCTTCTACACCACCGAGAACGAAGGTTGCTTCACCACGCAGTTTAGATGTAGTGGAGAACTGAGTTGCTTGAAGTTGACCAACTTGTGCTTCCAGTTTATCGACACGACCACGAATAACTAGAAGTTCTTCGGAAAACTCTTTCGAAAGACGTTGGAGTTCATCAGTTACTTCGGTTACACGATCAAGGCAAGCATTCAGAAGTGCTGCTGCCTCATAACGGGTCATTGCCTTACCACCACCATAAGTGCCGTTAGGATAACCAGCAACGCAACCATAACGCTCTACTAGGTTGCTGAGTGCCTGATATGCCCAATCAGAAGGTTGGACATCAGAAAATTGAGTGACGCTTGTTGCCTGCTCAGAGGAGTATTGATTGACTGCTGCAATATTAAGATCTGCGGCATTCGCAACAGCAGGAGCAATCATACCAAGGGCAACGGGTGCAAGCATCAGTTGTTTGATTTTCATAAAAATGTTTTTTGTGTACTAAACGACAATGTAAAGATTTACAACAAAGTAAATCTTCGTTATTTATGCGTCTTAAGCAAATCTTAAGATGAGAGTATCTTAATCCACTCTCGTTCTTATGTCAATTAAAATTTGTTTAAGAAGGGAAGATTTGCGAATCTTCCCCCTATATTATTCTATTTTATTAAACTTCTACCGTAATCAGACGAGAAGCATAATCATGAGCATATGAAGTGCGAGCACCATGATGCCCCCAACCAATCCAACTATACGCATAGTCCATGTAACGATTGATAGACTTACCAGGAGTTTTCATCCTATCTTCAATTCGTTTCCATTGAACCTCAGTTGTTAGATAACCAAGTTGCGTTTGAAGAGATGATGGAGAACCACCAAACTTCTTGGCAAAATCACCCAATCCATAATAACGATCGGCAGATGTCCATTGAATCAGTCCGTAACCACGTCCACAGTTACTCCAACTGGTTCTGCTACCACCTTCACAAATATTAGGAATAAAAGTTGATTCCTGACGAATATTACCCATGATGGTAGCAAGGGCGTTTCTGTCTTTAACACCACGATCCTGGAAAAATGCCAGGGTAGCATTCTCATGTTCATTACACCCTTTACAAATTAACCTTTTCTCTTTTGGCTTTTCTGGTGCAACCTCTCGGATTGCTGTCTTTGATGTAGGCTCCTCTTGAATAATAGAGAATGGTGGAGGACCACTCACAGGGGGAGGAGGAAACACTTGAGGCAGTGATGCCGTATTGGTTGTAACCATTGCTACTAGAGGAACGGCTACTGTAAAGAAATTTTGCATTTAAATTAATTGAACTCTACATCCGTATAGAAAGGGGGTACACCCTTTTTTTAAAGGGCACTTTCCACGGCTCTAAATCAAAGTCAAAGACTCATAATAATTACCCTACTCATAATAGGGATTTATCATAATAAGTTATTATTTAGAATTTGTCAAAAATCTATAAAATAACCATTAATATAATCAAGAGATAATACTTCAAGATTTTCTTTTTGAATTACCCAATCACGGATTTCACTATAAACAGACTCTGCATCTTTTGTTCTTCCTTCTTCACACAAAAGATGCATACGATCAATATGACCGTCAATTGTATCATTGCATATTTTCTTGATGTGAAGTCCCATTGAAATAATCCTTCCTGAAATATCGATTCATGACATTGCTATTATAATACGCAGGAATACCATTGTCAAGATATTTTTAAAAATATTTTCAAGCATAAATAATATTAAAAGAAAGAAAATATTTTTATGGAATGGAAATATAACGGAGAAGATTTTATTGAAGTTCCAAAAAATATGGAAGGTTTTGTTTATTTGATTACAAATTTAACTAATGAAAGAAAATATGTGGGGAAAAAACACTTTTGGACTAGACAAAAAGATAAAAAAACTGGACGCAAAAAAACAAAAGAAAGTGATTGGAAAAATTATTATGGTTCTTGTGATGAATTAAAAGAAGATATTAAAGACATAGGAAAAGAAAATTTTTTAAGAGAAATTCTTTACTTATGTCCTCATAAAAAATCTATGTCTTATTTTGAAACTTACGAACAATTTAAAAGAGATGTATTGATGACTGATGAATATTATAATACAAATATTGAAGGAAGATTTTTTGTAAGTGAAAGAACTGGAATTTATGAAGTTGTTTTAAGAAATGACAAATATAGAGAAGATAAAAGAAAACTTATGACTGGTGATAATAATCCAGCAAAAAGACCAGAGGTTAGACAAAAGTTAAGTGAAATGTTTTCTGGTGAAGGGAATCCTATGTATGGATCCAAATTGACAAAAGAACATAAACAAAAACTTACTACATCAAGAAATATTATTCTAACGGATGGAAATAAAAATTGGGAAAGTATAGTATCTTATATGAAAGAAAATAAAATAGGATTCCAAACATACAAAAAAAGGTTACAAGAAGGTAATGTTTGGATAGTTGATTAATAATAATACTTACTACAAGATATAAGATAAACAAAACCAAAACTATCTTGAATATCATTGCTATCAAAAATTTCCCCATTGTATCTCCAAGGGTTTTCATAACTCATTCGGGTTCCTAATAATATTCAAGTTATTTATAAGTATAACTTATCTTCAACCCTAACAGAGTGATTATAGTCATAAAAAAAGCACCTGTCAAGGTGCCTTAATGAATTTTAATATTATATCAACCTTCCATAATTTGATTGAACCAACCCTCACTCATATTGTTGATGATTACATTTGCGTCTTCAACTGTTGATGCAAAGTTGTTTTCGAGAAGGTATGATGCTACAAATTCATATGCTTCATATGCCTCTCTATTGAGTTGCTTTTTCTCTCTAGGGGTCAAAGCACCTCTTTGTGCTCCTCTTGCTGCCTGCTTTGCTTTTACAGCAGGGTCATCAGACTTATGAGCATATCCGTGAAGACCAGGACTTGAAGAAGTTGTCTTACGGAAATCACCTCTTTGTGCTCTAGCAAGATTTTGTCTTGCTTTTTGCTTTGCACTATCTCCATAAGTTGGTCTATTTTCAAGTGCAGTTGCTTTGTCTGCAAACTTACCACCACCTGTTGATTTTGCAATTCTATTACGGATTGCAGTTTCATCATGGCCTCTCTTAGCCATTGCAGTTGCTTCATCCAATGAAGTTTCTTCATTATATGACTTATTTCTAACTGCTGCGATTGCTTCTGCCTTAGACATTCCAGATGCAATCATTCTTGCAATTCTTACATCTGCAAAGTCATTATCACCATCTTGGTCTTGGTCTTTTTTCTTTGCTTCGTAGATTTCATTATAAGCACCTGCAATATCTCTCAAAGTTTTTGCAGTATTCCATTCGTAAGAATTTGATTGCGTCATTGCCGTTGGTTTGGGTTTTGTATTATTTATACCAGTTGCTGGTTTTAATGGGTATTTAGACATATCCCTTGGGGTAAATTTCTGCAAATCTGCTGCTGCACTTTTCATATCAGGAACAGCAGGAGTAGGACCAGTCGTAGGAAGATTAGTTTTTTGTGCTGCTTGAAGTGCTTTCTCTGGTGATGCTCCTTTATCTCTTGCTCCTTGTGCTGCTCTCAATTCAGCAGATGTTGGAGTTCTTCTTTCAAATGATGTATTACCCAACTTTCCAATTGCTGGTGTTGGGGGTTTTGGTGTTGAAGTTGATGATGCAGAATTCCTTGCAGCATTCTGTGCGGCAACACTTGCATAACGAGATTTCTCTGCAGCAGTAAATGCTCTTGCTTTAAAATTAGCACCAACTCCTGTTCCTTCTACTCCATTTTTCTTTGAAAGAACTGGCCCAGATGCTGCTGGTCTTGTTGGAGGTGTTGAACCTCCTGCTGCTGGTCTTGTTGGAGGAGAACCCGCTGGTTGTATTCTTGCTTTTTCTGCTTTTTCTTTTTCTACCTTATCTGCTGCTGCTATTGCAGCATTTTGTGCTCTTGATATTCTTGTTTCTCGTTGTCCTTTATTCAAGTCAGCAGCAAGTTTCTGAGCTCTTAGTTGTTGCCTTTTGCCTGCTTGACTACTGGTCATCCATTCCCAATCGCTAGTCAAATTTGGATCAACTTTTCCCGTTGCTACAAATCTACCACCTTTACTTATTACCCCCAATTGAGCACGTTCATTTTTGTATTTTATTTGTTCTGGTGTAAGTGGTGCTTCATTCAACTGCTCCCCATCATAAACACTCAAATATAACTCGTTCAAGGAGTCCAAATCTTTTTTATTCATCTTGTTGGGAGCAATAAAAAGTACTTTTATATACTTATTTATTATTTTATAAATTGCTTCCAATATTCGTA